CCCATCTCGATGGCATCGACCACCTTGCCCTTGGGCTGATAGACCATCGGGTTGGCAAATGCCACGTAGGCGCGAACGACATCACCAGTCGGCTGGTCGCTGATGATGTCGCCGTAGGCACGTTCATACGTGTACTGCTCGGCAACTGCCGGATTGCTCGTGAAGAAGATCGCCCCAGGCACCTCTACGGCGCGACCGACATCAAATCTCCGCAGGCCACGCTCAGTCGATCCATGCAAGGCTTCAACGACAACTGGCTCCCCGGTCGTGAATTCATGCGCCTCGCTTCGCTCACTTGCAATCACCTGCGCGTTGTTGCTCCATGCCTTGAACTCCGGCGTGTCCGTGCGGCGTTCGCCGGACGGCATGAACTGGGCTGGCTGCTCCAACGGCGCCACCGCCGGCGCCATCTCCCCGATGATGCCCTGGATGCCGCGCACGCCCTGGGCAGCCTGGAACTGCGCCGGCGTCATGTTCTGCTCTGCAGCCTGCGTCACGACGAACGCCTGGTACAGCGATGCCGCGACGTCTGCAACATCGCTGTCCTGGCCGGCTTCCATCGCCTGCCTGCGGACGTCGTTGTAAATGTCACGCGCCTCGGCCACGAACGCGCCGTCCGCTTCTTGCTTTTGGGCGAGGATCTGCTCGGCCTCGCGAACGGTTTCTTGGCGGCGGGCGTTGAACTCCTGCGCCTCGGTGACGCTCATGGCGTCCGGGTCAAGGCGCATGTGGGGCAGCAGCGAGTTCCCGAGATCAGTGTTCGCAAGCCTGGCGCCGAAGCGGGAAGTCTGGATCGTGACGTCGCCCCCGGTCGCCACCTCCGTTTCGACCTGGGCGCGGATGCCGGGCAGCACTTCCTCGAGCTGCTGCGGCGTCAGGCCGCTCTGCGCGAACACCTGCTGCGCCACGCGGGCATCAACGTAGATCGTCTCGGCCGGGCCGCCCTTGGCCTGCGCCTCGAGGAAACGCTCGTATGCGTCCGGGCTGCGCTGGGCAAGCCTGCTTTCCTTGCTAGTTTCCGACAGGCGCTGGAAGAAATCCTGCTGCCGCTGCGTGGTGGCTGCGCGGCGCATGTCCACGTACAGGTTGGAGCCGGGGCCGATGCCGCCGAGGATGGCCGCGCCCATCGCGCCCTGCGTGAACGCATCCACGACCCGGTCCATCGCCTGGGCCATGCTGGTTTCGGTATCGACGCTGTCAATGGCCTTGGCGATCTCCTCGCCGGCGATGATGACCACCTCCTGCAACGCCTCCTCGGTGGCCTCGCTGCCGACCTGCATCAGATACCCCTTCCCGGCCGTCGCGAGCGCAGCGCGCACCGTTGGCTGGGCCACGGCCTTGGCAACGGATTCGGCCAGCATCCGCTTCGCCAACGCCTGAAACGGCTTGGCGGCGATCTTCATGCCGACCACCTCAATGATGCCGTTCAGGTAGCCGCCGGCGATGGCCGTCGGAATTGCTGCGTCATCGCTGACCCCCTGCTCGCGCAGGTCGAGGTACAGGTTCCCGGCCTCCATCTGCGCCGTGGTCGCCATGACCCCGGCCGTCGCGCCGAGCGCGCCGCCGCCGATAGTGCCGATGACCGGGACCACGCTGCCGACTGCCGCGCCGGCGACGGCTCCCGTGCCGATTCCCTTGAGCTGCGCAAGGTTCTGGGCGATCACCTCCGTGGTCGCGCCCAAGAACCCGATGTCCGTCAGTTCGCGCATGCGCAGTTCGACCTGCTTGGCGCGGTCGAAGTCCTCCGGGCCGGCGAACCCGGTCATCGCCTTCGTGCCGATGTCGCCGCGCTCGGCGACGAGCTGGCCGCGCTCGAAGCCACGGCGCATGTTCGGCGTGGCCCCCGTCCAGTACAGCATGGCCCAGTCCTGCATGATGGGCCGGATCGCATCCAGCACGCCGACGTCATCGTGCGCGACCTCGGCGAACTCCTTGTTCGCGAGGAAGTTCGCCATGATTGGGTCCGTGCGCGCAAAGTCCTTGGCGCGCAAGTCCATCAGGTACGCCTGCTGCTCAGCGCGGCTCAGGTCGGCGCGTGCCACTTCCGCCGGAATCCCGATCTTTCGCCCAAGGCCAATGGCCTTGGCAGCCTCGTCCGGGTTGACGGAACGAGCGCCAAGCACGGCGGCGTCCAATGTCTGCTTGCTCGCGTCAGCGATTTCCCTGGCGACCGGATCAATCTCCGGCATCTGCGTCATGGTCGGCTGTGAGGACGGAACCATCGACTGCGCGGCGATTTCCGCGGCAATCGGGTCGACGTCGGGCTGCGCCTGGCTCGGCGCAAGGCGTGCCATCCGCTCGTTGATGTCAGGCTCAATCACTTCGGCTTGCCCTTCCGCGTCCAGAATTGCAGGATCTGAGATTCAGCCGGCGAGGCAATGCCTGCCCGGCGCAATGCCTCTTCGGCCATCCGGTACTGCGCGACGGGGATCTCCTGCCCGTCGATGTCGTAGTACGCCTTTCCGAGCTCCTCTTTCGTCATCATCGCGACGGGCATCTGGCGATCCCGTCCCCACGTGACGGCGACGTATGCCTGGTCGACGATGGAACGGCGGATGATGTCGCGCTTCTCTTCCGGTCGCAGTTCGCGGCCGGCCTGTCGCTGCGCCGTATCGATCTCCATTTCGACGTTCTGCCGCAGGATGAGCGCGGCACGGGACGCCTTGGGATCGCGCCCGGGGTCGGCATACTTGTCCATCCCGAAGTCGTAGAGCTGGCGCGTCACCTCGGCGGCGTCGACGCTCGCGGCCCGGATCTTCTCCGGCTGGTCGCGTTGCGCACGGAGCTTGTTGTAGGTCTGCGGCGTCATGCGGAACCTGTTCTGCTCGAGCCAGTCCGTGGCGACGAGCTGCGGGTTCGCGGTGACCTGCTGCATGACCGTGTCCTCGTCGCGCTGCCGCTGCCCCATCAGGTATTTCTGCTGGTCGCGTGGCGTGAGGCGCGCAAACTGGTCGGGAGGGAGCTGGTAGATCGTGTTGCCGGGAACGGCCACGAAATCGTCGACGTTGTCGAGGAGCGTGTTGTACTCCTGCGTGACGAGCGCATCGTCCTGCGCATACTGCGTGCGCAACTGCGCCTGCACCGCCTTGCGGACGTCGGCGTCCTCGATCCCCTCGGCCCGGTCAAGCGCCTCGCGCAGCGTGGCCGGCGGCTCTGTGTCCTTGCCGGCCTCCTGCCCGTAGGTCTTCGGGTCGCTCTTGGCGTAAATCACGCCGGTGTTCTTGATGCTGTCGGTGAGCTCGGAGATCACGGAGCGCTGCTTGTTCGAGTCAACCGCCGAGCGGAGCGCCTGCATGCGCTTGGCATCAAGCGTCTCGGCGGTGCTTGGGTCGGACAGGAACGCATCCGCGTCCGCGTACTGTCCCTGCTCCATCATGCCGTTGACGATGCCGGCTGCCATGCGGTCGTACACCTTCTGCTCGAGCTGCGTCATCTGCGCCGACTCCGGCGCATAGCCCATCAGTTCCCCGGCCTTGCGCGCCTCGGCGACGGCGGTATCCGCATGCGCCGCATATCTCAGCATCCCGACCGGGCGACCCTGCGCGTCGACCTGGTTGCGGTCGGCCCATGCGAAGATCGCCTTGTCGGCCTCCACCTCGCTGCGGGCAATGGCCTCGTTGGTGTTCCACACGCGCACCTGCCCGTTGCGGTGCTGCGTCATCCGGCTCTGGAACATGCCCATGTTCCGGGCGAGGATGGGCGCAAACATGCGCCGCTGCGTGTCGTTCTGGAGGCGGTCCATCGCGGCGGCGCCGGCCTGCGACAGGCGCGCCATCGCCGCCTCGTAGGAACCCTCGGACTGCGAGCCCTGCGTGGCGAGGTACTCGTCCGACACGGCCATCATGCCTCGGCCGGCCTCGACGTCTGCCTGCCGGGTCTGCGCCTCGTCAATGCCGTCCTGGAGCGCCGAGCCAAGCCGGAAAGCGGCGTTGCCGGCGGCGGTCATGGCGTTGCCGAACCGGGCCAGCTGCGGGGCGGCGAGGTTCTCCGCCGGCTGCACGCCGGGAGCCTGGAACTGCCCGATCTCCGCGCCCGACGGAGGGGCGACCTGCGGAACGAATTGCGTTGGGACGGTCGGCATTGGTCAGATCCTCTGCATGGCAACGCCCTCGAGGAGCTCCTCGATGCGGCGGTTGCGCGCCCACGTGCTGGCGATGTCGGTGGCGCTCCCGAGCAGGCTGGTGCCAAGCGCCATTCCGGGGTAGATCGTGCCGGCGGTCGCCTGGAGGTTCTGCGCCGACAGGCCGCTCATCATGGCCTGCGTGCCGAGGTTGAACGCCTGCAAGCGGGCCGCCTCCCGGGCGCGGACGGTGGAGGCGTTGATGTTCAGGCGGTCCAGCTCCGCGACGTAGTCCATGCTGGCAAGGGCTTCCCGGGCGCTGCCTGCCCCCAGGACGGCCCCGCGGCCGGCAAGGCTCGCGACGGCCCCGGCGCGTTGCTGGGCCGCACGGAGCGAATACGCCCCGTACTGGCGGGCTCCGAGCTCGCCGACCATCGTGGCCTCGAACTCGGCCTGGCGCTGGTTGATCCGGCCCATCTCGGCGGCGAACCGCTGGTTCTGGGCCTGCACCTTGAGCTGGTTCTGCTGGCTCTGGGCAGTGTAGTACGTCCCGATGGCGCTCGAGGCGGCCCCGAGCAGCGACACGATGGGCGCCGCCGCAACGGTGGCCTCGGCGAACGACCCGACGAACGCGCTCCCGAAGCTCGGCCCTGATGACACGCCGGCCGGGCTGGCCGTAAGCATGGTCCCCCAGGTCGAGGTGTCGAGGACGGACTGTTGGTACTTGGGCAATGCCATGTCAGCCTCCGATGGCGACCTCGAGCGTCAGGTTCACGACCGTGAGCGGCAGGGGATCGACCTGCCTGACGAGGATCTGCCCGGACTGGTTCCAGCTCGGCGTGATCTTCAAGCCCACCTCCTCGGTCTTCAGGGACGGGGGGCTTCCGTATGGCTCGGTCGTGCGGAACTTGACCTGCGTCAGAGCGTCCTCGCTCGGGCCGACGAGAATGCCGCCGGATGCCACGACCCGCATCCATGCCTCGTTCACGTTCTTGGCGCGGCCCTGGCCGAATGCCTCGATCTGGAGCGTCATCGGCAGCGTCTCGAGGTCGCACGTGTACGGCAGCCCGACATGCACCACGGACGCCGGCGGAGAGATGGTCACGACGCCCCCGGTCACGACCTGCTGCGGCATCACGGCGCCGTCGGCGAGGATGCTGACGGTCTTGCCCTCGAGGTGCGACAGGCCGGAAAGCGAATCGCGTGCGAACGACCATGCCGAGGTGGCGGCGTTGCGCAGCGCCACGGGGATGGTCTTGTCTGTCTTGACCGACGCGACGGTCGCCGATGACGTCGAAAGGATGGTCAGGCTGTACTCCGTGCCGTCCGATCCGGTTACGACGATGATGTCGCCGACGTCCGTGGTCGCGGGGAACTGGAAGATTCCCGGGCTCGCGGTCAGCGTCAGCGTCTCGCCCGGCGTCCAGTTGGTTCCGCCGCTGATGGTGACCGTGCCGGCGCCCGTGTTCCGCCCGTCGTATGTCAGGCCGCAGTCGACGAAGAAGCAGTCTTCGATGGTGCTGACCTGCCTGGTCGCCATGCGCTCGACGAACCGCTTGCTCTGGCCGTTGATGTCTCGGCGCACCACGACGTACAGGACGTCCTCCTCGCCCTCGGCCACGGCCGTGCAGCTCTCGAAGACGCCGTCGGTGTCGTGCTTGTGCCAGGCGCCGATCTGCTGCTCCGGGATGTACGTCAGGCCGAGGAGCAGCCCGCTCGTCGACACGAACCACAGCATCGGCTGCGGCGCCTTGCTGTAGCACATGTCGACCAGCTCGTACTCGTCGAACAGGTGCGCGGCGCGCAGCGACAGGTCGCCCGTCACGTAGCTGCTGTTCTGCCAGGAGTAGCCGAGCTCGCGCACGTGGCCGCCGCGTGCGGCGCAGTACACGAGCGCGTTGTTGACGATGGACGGCGTGACGTTGTTCGACCCGATGTACGACTGCGGACGCACGGAGATCGTGGTCGGCGTGATGACGTCGCTGTTTACCGGGGAAATGCGCCATTCGGATGACGTCGTGAGGAGCAGAAGCTGCTGCAACGGCACGATGTGCATGATCGTGCTCGCCTCCCGGGCGGCGACGGTGAACGAGATCCGGTCGGTGTCCTTCAGGGGCAGCGAGTACGACAGGTCGCTCTCGGTCCCGGTCTTGGTCATCCACAGCGACTGCGGCTGCTGCATGGTCGCGGCGAACACGCGGCGCTGCTCGAAGTACGACACGGCTCCCGGGTACTGCGGCGCGGTTAGCGTCGGCGTCCCGAACGTGGCGTTGATACCGCCGAGCGGCACGGAGACGGTGACAATTGGGTTCGTGTAGCCGCTTCCGCCGTTGAGCACCTCGACGCCCGTGATGACGCCGCCGGCAACGACGGGCTGAAGGATCGCGCCGGATCCTGTCGGGTCGCTGATGGCAAGCTGCACCTGGGCCGAAAGGTCGGGCGCCTCGTATGGCAGGAGGGTCGGGTTGAACGTGGCGCCGCTGCCGATGCGCCACACTCCGGGGCTGACCTGAAACGGGGTGTTGCTCAGGTACAGCGTGGGCGCGACGTAGTTCGACCCTCCGTTGTTCACCGTCACGCTGGTGATGACGCGGTTGCCGGCACTTCCGGTCGTGTTCACCGTGAACGACGCGCCCGTGCCGCTGGGGTCGGTGACGGTCAGCGTCGGGTTGTTGTACTGGGTGCCGCCGCTCGTGACGGCGATGTTTGTGAACGTCCCGGTGATCCCGGTCGGGGTGGCAGATCCGTATCCGGAGCCGCCGTTCGTCACGGGTACGGAAGTGATCGATCCGCCGGTGAACGTGGTGTCGAAGATCGGCGGAGTGTTGCCGAGGTCCGGGGAGATGTTGTCATCGATGAACGACGTCCCGTCGGTCTGCCCGATGTAGCCGTACAGCCCGGACGAGTACTTGTAGACCTTGTACCGGATCGCCCCGGTCACGGCCGGCCACGAGATCGTGTTGAACGCGCCGATGACGTTGAGGTTGTTGACCGCGCTGCCGGAGATCGACGGCCCGCTTTCGTCCAGTCCGTTGGATGCGATTGACGTCACCACGTACTGCCCGGTGATGTCGGCGGTCTTCTGCGCGAACTGCACGGTTCCGCCCGTGGTGTAGGCAGAGTATCCCGTGGTGTTCACGACGATGCCCGTGTCGAACCGCTTCACCGTCAGGGTGTTGCTGGCTGGCACCGTGTTTACGACGTAGAACCCGGCGACGAACTGGGTCATGCCGGCGATGCCGGCGATGTACACCGAGTCGTTCACTACGAACGGGTGTGCGCTGGCGGTCGTGATGACGCCAGGGCTTGCGATGGTGATTCCCGTGATGTTCAGCGTGTAGCCGGTCGACGGGCTGACGGAAATGCTCGAGGGCGGAGCGACCGGAGCGCCGAAGTTGATCGTGGTCAGCGTCCAGTCCGTCGCGCCGAATCGGCTCAGCTCGCGTGGCGCATAGTCCGGGTGGACGATGGTCAGGACGTCGCCGCTCTGCACGTAGCAGATGTCGAACAGGTCGGCCTCCGCATACGGGTTCGGGATCTCGTAGATCCCCGCCGGCATCGGATACCAGTACGTGGCGTTTGGCGGCGCGTTGCCCGTCGTGGCCGCGATGCAGTAGTAGTTCACCCCGCCGCTCGAGACGAGGTCGCCGACCGCGTAGGCGGTGGCTCCGTTGTACGCCGTCGGGCTGCCAGGACCGAGCGTGGCGCCTTGCGTGTGGAACCGGAAGTACCCGGCGCCCATCTCGATGACGAGCGTCTGCGTCGACGAGAACGTGAACGGGATCAGGCGCGTCTTCTTGGTCGAATCCTTGACCTCGCTGACTAGCGCGAATCCTGCCCGGTTCTCGGCCGGCCCCTGCGCGAGCGCGACGAAGTTGCGCATGGTCGCGGCGCCCGTCTGGAACCGGACATCGTCGACGCGGCCGAACATTTCCGGCGACACCTCGCCGCCTCCGAATGAACGGGAGTAGGTTCGGGTCTGGGCCATCGGTCAGCGTCCTGAGATCCAGGGCGTGATGTGCTCGGGCTTGACGTCTCGTTGGCTGGCGTCGGACGTCTTCGCCTGCTGCACGTAGGCCATCGCCATCGCGGCGCAGCGCCGGCCCTCGTTTGCGCCCTCGCTGCCCTTCACGACGGGGCCGGCGAGCATCGACGCGAGGTGCCACGCGAGCGCGTTCGCGAACAGCGGGTCGAACTTGGTCGTGTCGGTCACCAGCGCCTGGTATCGCAGGAGCGCGTTCTCCTGGTTGGTGTAGATGACCTTGTTGCCGACCGTGTCAGTCTCGATCTGGTATTCCTGCGGGACGTAGGTTCCGCCGGCGACGAACGGGGTGTTGATCCATCCCCATCCGTAGCGGTCGGCCGGGTAGGCGCGCACCGCGTAGTCGTTCTCGGCCTGCGGCGGCAGCACGGCCACCGCGATCATCATGTCGGCCGGCGCCGCGTAGGCGTACTTCCACATCGTGTACGGCATCGTCACCTGCGCCAGCGAAACGCGGCGCGAGGCGAACGACCAGTTGTGCATCTGGAGCAGCGTGTCCCGTGCGATGGGGTAGAACCGCTGGCAATGCTCCGCCTGCGGCGATCCCTCGGGAGGCGAAATGCTCGCGACCGTGGCATCGTCGCCGAGGTACGCGAGCGCAAGGTTGCAGATGTCCACTTCCGACGGCACGGCGCCCTCCTTCGTGATAGGAGGGGAGCCGGGGTTTCCCGCCGACTCCCCTCCTCGTTCGCGAACTCATCGCAGCATCACTGCTGCGCGATCTCGGCCTTCGCCTTCCGTCCGGGGCGCAGCTTGCGCTCCGGCTCCTCGGCCGCGACGGGGGCGCCGTCGATGAACTCGAGGACTCCAGGGATCGCCGGCCCCTCGTAGCGGAACTCTTCGCCCGCCCTTCGGAAGCCGTTGTCGATGAAGCAGTCGACGATTGCCTTGACCTTCATGGTGGGCTCCTATCAGACCACCGTGAAGCCGGAGGCGTATGCCTTCTGGCCGTCCTGGATGCCTTCCACGATCTGGGCGAGGATGCTGCCCGTGGTCGGGTTGGTGCCATTGACGTCGTAGCGGGCGCCCAGGTATCGCAGGCCGTTGCTGCCGATCTGGGGCGGGATCGCCACGACGTACTGCCTGCCGGCGGTCAGGCCGGCGAGGAGCACGTTGGTCTCGGCGAGGACGGTGTGGCTGGACAGGTTGGCGTTCGCCGACGCCACGACCTCGAGGTCGAGGCTCGTGAGCGTGTTGAACGCCGTCACCACGGTGAACACCATGTACAGCTGTCGGCCTTCGCCGATGTCGCGGGCCACCGACAGGTCGATGGTGTCCGTGCTGACGGCGTCGGCCGTGATGGCCTGGCCGGAGATTGCGGAGCCGGGGGTGTTGGACCCCGACACGGTAAGGAGGACGTCAGTAATCATTGGAGTGTGGTCCCTTCGTGTTGGGGTGGGTTACGACACCTGGGCCTCGGTGTTCACGATGGCGTCGACGCGACGCAGCGGAACGCCGAGGAACGACAGCCAGCTGTAGGGCGTGCCGAACTGCGACAGGCCCTCGTTGACCTTGAGCACGTACTGGCTCTTGTCGAGCGCCATGATGGACAGGCCGCTGTGGACCGTCCGGTTCATGTAGAAGGCCGCACGGCCCATCGACATGTTCGGGATGCGGTACAGGGCGCGGGCCATCAGCTTGATGAGCGCGCTGGCCGACGAGGCAGACTGGCCGTTGGTCTGGGCCAGCAGGTCGGTGGTGTTGATGTTGGCGATGCGCACGACGTAGCGCCAGTCCTTCACGACCAGGCCGTTCTTCCACTGGTAGCGCGTGGAGTACGCCTGGAGGCGGGTGCCGTCGCTGTTGTAGACCGTCTGCTCACCGAGGTCTTCGTGCATGAGGCCGGCCGTCGAGCCCTTGGGGAAGGGGCAGTAGGCCGTGTTGTCGCCCCAGACCACGAGGTACACCGAGGTGTTCGCGGTGCCGGAGTACGAGCCGCCGCCGGCGAGGCCGTTGAGGACGTTCACGCTGTTGTTGGAACCCGAGAGCGCCGAGTAGCGCGGGGCCAGGCCGAGGAACTGCTTCGGGTCCGTGGCGGGGTTGCCGTAGAACATCGTGGTCGCCATCGTCTGGTTCATCGCCTCGAGGAAGGCGGTGTCCTCCGACAGCCGGAACTGCGCCGTGTTGCCGTTGAGCATGGCGAGATCCTTGTCGACCTCGCTGCGGGCCTCGAGGATGCCGCACGCCTCATCGACCTGCGCGGTCGTGGACTTGCTGTTCGGGATGCCCTGGTTGAGCGCACGCCAGTAGACCTGGGGCAGGCCGGTGCGGATCACGACGCGCTCGCCGGTCGGGAGGTTGCCCTCCTTGAACACGCAGTCCTCGAGGATCTCGTTGGACTGGCTGAGGAGCTCGGCGATGATCGGGACGTTGCCTTCGGGATCGGTGCGCTTGGCCCAGTCCGCGAGGGTCAGGTTGGAGGAGGAGAGAGTTGCCATTGGTGTTGGTTCCCTGTGGGGTTAGGAGTTGGAGTAGAGAGCGTCGGCGAGGTCGGCGAAGGAACGCGGGCCGGCGGGCTTGGCCTGTCCGGCCGTTCCCGTGACCATGCGGTCCTCGCTGATCGCCTTGCCGGCACGGAACATGAACCGGATGACTTCCGGGTGGTTTCCGAGGCCGGATTCGTTCAGCAGTGCGCGGAGTTCGTTGGTCCCGAACGCATCGAGCGCCTTCTTCGCCACGGACAGGTTCTCCGAGAGCTTCTCGCCGCCGAACTCACGGTCGGACTTGGAAGTCTCGGCCCATCCCATGCGAACGGCCTCGATCTGCGCCATCTGGCGTTCGGCCATCTTTGGGCCGACGGTGTCCAGGAGGCGCTGCGCGGCATCCTGCGACAGGTTCAGTTCCTTCGCCACCTGCGAGTACGCGGTCATCACCTCGGGGTCGAAGACTCGCCCCTCGGGTGCCTTGAACTCGTAGGCTTCCGGCGCCGTGGTGGCCTCGGCGGGTGCCTTGGTTTCCTCGGCGGCGGCCTGCGCAGGTTCCTTGCCGGCAGTGGCCGCTGCGGCGGCTTGCTGGCCCTGGGTCGCGGGAGCCTTCTGCGTGCCATTCCCGTAGAGCTTGGCGGCCGTCGCCGCCACGCTGTCCGGGGCCGAAGATGCGGGAGCGGCGTTAGTGGTCGTTGCGGCCGTTTCCGTCATCGTTGGTTCCGTCATTCGCGTGTTCCTTCATCATCGCTGGGTACTGCTCTGGGCAGGTGGCGTGGATGAGGCCCAGCAGCCTCAGACCGTAGTTCCTGTTTCCCTCCGCGAATGCCATCTGCATGGCGTTGGTGGAGAACGAACTGCGGAACACGCCCGCCTGGTCTAGGAAGCGCCAGGCCATGCGCCTGCCGCGCTTCTGCGACATGAGCCACTTGACGTCGGCCTCCTCGTTCTGCCGTTCCAGGCGCTCCCTGAGTTCCTTGTCGGCTCGGTCGCGTTCCTGCCCGCGCAGGTCGAGGGGGTCGTAGTTGGTGCTCATGGGCGAATGTAGCCCCGCGTCTACGGGTTACGGGTACTGACCATCGACCTCGTTGACGGTGACGATCAGCGACGGCGTGGCCGGCCGGGTCGGCGAGGACTGCGTCCCTGTGTAGAAGCAGTCGACGCCGGCGCCGTTGACGCTCCACATGATCTCGGCGTACTGCCCGGCGTTCAGGTCGACGAAGAAGTTCCACGCTGCCACGAGGTAGGAGTTGCCCCCGGCGTGCTTCTTCGGGACGGTCACCATCGTGTTGCTATTGGCAAGGTTCGACCCCTGCTTGCGCAGCCAGATGCTCACCGTCCGCTCGTCGTTGGCCGAGTTCTCGAGCTGGGCGCTGAAGGCGATGTTGTACGTGGCAGTCCGGGCCACCGTGATCTTGGTGTTGTCCACCATGACCACGCCGCGGCTGATGTCCGTGGTGTCGCACTCGAACACGGTGGCCGTGTTGGCCGCCGCCGGCTGGAGCGATACGTCGTAGAACGCGCCGATGTACGGGGCGCGTGCGAAATACGTCTCGCTGCCGTCAGGATCCTTGACGCCGATGATGTCGCCGCTCGAGTTGTCGTAGATCCAGGGAAATCCCTGCTTCAGGAATCCCATGTCATCCGCCGTACAGCATGGTCGCGGCGCGTGCCATCGGGCTGGCTGGCTCGAGCGACAGGTCGGTAATCTGGAGCTCGACGCTTGGTTCCATGCCGCCCTCGACCATCGTCGACTTCGTCTCCTTGACGTAGGCGCGGGCCGTGATCGTCACCTCGGTGCCGAGGCGCATCGGGGCGGTGACCCCGAGCTTGGCGAGCTGCTCGGCCTCGAGCTCGAGGCACAGTTCCTCCGGGTACATCTCCTCGCCCTCGCCCTCCGGCTCCGTCTTCATGCTGATGAGTGCCATGTTTCCTCCTGTCAGACCTCGACGGCCGACGGCGAGTTGTAACCGCTGAACATGTTCACGACGTCCGTGAGCGCGTTGCTGCCGGCGGTGGGCGCCTGCGCCATGTTCTTGACGGTCTGCGACTGCTGCTGCATGACGGCGGCCTGCTCCTTGGCGGCCATCGCCTGGCTGCGGGCCTGCCGCACGAGCGCGACGTCCTTGTCGGCCACGATGAGCGCCGGGTCGATGCCGAGCATGTCGGCGTAGACGTCGGCCCACTCGTCCTGGTCGAACTTGTCGAGGATGTCGGGCTTCATCTGCGCGATGGCGCCGAGGTTGCCGACGAACCTATCGACCGCGTTCGTGCCGATGGCGCGCTGCGCCTGCGCCAGCATGGACACGAACTCGACGTTCAGGTCCATGCCCTGGAGCTCCTCGGGAGCCGGCGGCAGCGCCCCGGCCTGCACCATGCGGCTGAAGGTGACGTCGACGAGCGGGGAGAGCAGCTCGTTGTGCAGGCGCTCGAGGACCGGGCCGAGCATGATGAGCTTCTCCTCGTGGCGCTCGGCGACCTCGGTCGCGGTCATCCGCGTGTTCGGGCCGGCGTTGGCGAGCATGAGGAACAGGTCGGCGTAGAACGCATTCTGCACGCGGCCACGGCAGTCGACGATGTCGGCCAGCAGGTAGTTGAGGTTGAGGTTCACCTCGAACGCCGTCTTGATGCCGTTGGAGTTGCCGTCGTAGTACGAGATCCCGCCCGGCAGCGTCTCGACGTCGCGGTTCTTCATCCCGGCCGGCACCTGCAAGGGCGGCTTGGTCTGGTAGTCGATGGCCTGCGCCTTGCGGAGCTGCTCGTGCTGGAGCTGCTTGATGTCGCCGAGCGCCTCCATGCCGGGTCCGTGGCCGTAGATGTCGCCGCCGACCACGGCCCATCGCGGGGCCAGTGCCGGGAACTGCATGAACCCGCTCTCGCGCAGGAACTTGCCGTCCTCGCCGCCGACCTCGAAGTACCACGACCCGAACGGCATGTTCAGCGAATCACGCTTGCCGATGTCGCGGTCTGCACGCGGCTCGATGGCGTGGATGACCGGCACCCACTGGTCGAGGCTGCCGTTGCGGTACATGTTCTGCACCGTGATGGAGCAGTTCTCGAGCCCGAACTCCTTGACGATCTGGCTGACCGTCATGTCGAACTCGCGGTACAGCGTGCAGACGCGGCCCTTGGCGTCGGTGGAAATGCAGTACTCGCCGCAGGTCAGCGGGTAGTGGTGGATCACCTGCTCGTAGTCGGGCAGGACGATGGTCGCCGCGGTGCCGAAGCAGCCGAGCTCCTCGTACATCTGGTGCAGCGTGCGGTACGTGTTCGACTTCTGGAACACGCGCTGCATGCGCTTGGTGACGTCATCGAGCCACAGCTTGACCGGTTCGAATGAGTTCAGCTCAGGGTCCGGCGTGGCGAGGCGGAACCATTGGCGCGCCGGGCTCGTGGCGCCCGACATCATGCCGGCGCCGAGCGTGCGCAGCGCCCGCGTCCCGGTGTTGTCGTAGATGTTGTTGTGCCGGCGCCAGCCCTTGTCGCGGTCCTGGCGGAAGTACCGCCCGTTGCGCGGCAGGATGTACGACGTCAGCTCCTGCCAGTGCGCATACCACGATGCGCGCTCGCTCTTGAGCATTCCCCAGCGCGTGAACAGCTTGTCCCGCGTGGGAGCGTCGGGGTACGACTGGGAATCGCCTGGGTACTCGCTCATCAGCCGCCGAGGAGGGTCGAGCGACCCAGCGCGAGTTCCTGCGGGTTGACGCCCTGCGGCCCGGTCAGCATGGTCGAGCTGCCCTCGGGGCCGGCCTGCTGCATGAGCTGCTGCATGTTGGGCTGCGGGCGGTTGGCCGCCGACATCGCCATCTGGCTGCGGGCCTGCTGGTTGCGGGCGGCGGCAGCCTGCGCGTCCTGGGCGCGTGTCTGCTGGGAGAGCGCCTGCTGCTGCATCTTCTTCCCCTGCTGGCCGGCGGAGATCGCATAGCCCGTGCCGGCGGCCGCGCTGGCGGCTCCGACGGCGGGGATGATCGTGCCGAGCGCGCTGCCCAGGCCGCCTGCGGCGCCGGCGGTGGCGCCGATGGCGCCGAGCGCGCCGAGGGCGCTTGCGATCCCGGAAATGACGAAATGCCGCTCATGTCGGGCGGCGATGTCGCGGTGGCGGCGCAGGCTGTGTCCTTCGATCATCCCAATCCTTTCACGAACGTGCGTTCAGTCACTTGGTAGCCGAGCCTCGCGAGGATGCGCTCCGCGGCGCTTTCCCCTTCGAGGACGATGTCCGACATGCAGACGGCCTGCGCCCCTTGGCTTTTCGCCCACCGCTCGAACTCGAGCAGGAGCCGCACGCCTTCAGGTCGGCCTCTGTGAGCGGGGTCCATCCACCAGACCGTCTCGAGCGCGACCCGGGTTCCGGGGCTGAACCACAGGGGCTGCATGACGGCCGAAAGAAAGCCACAAACCACGCCGTCAATCTCCGCCACCCAGATGCGGCCATGCTCGAGGAGGAGCGTGAGGGTGTTGCGGAGCTCATCGTGGGACGGGTTGACGAACCATGCGTACTTGGTCCGGGCGATGAACATGTCGCCCATGTCCGCGATCCGGTCCAGATCGTCGGCCGTTGCAAGCCTTACGGGCATGACTGTAGACCTCCCTTCATTCGTTACGGGTACTAAACATCCTCGTATGGGTCGTAGTCCTTGGGCTTCGGCGACAGCTTCTCGCGCACCTCGCGAGGCAGGAGCTTGGCGACCGGGTAGGCGAAGGTAAGCGCGAGTGCGTCGGCCATGTCCGGGCTGCCGCCGCCCTGGAGCCGCTTCTTGATCTCGTCCTTTGACTCGAGCACGCGCTTGCCCACGTTGTCGTACCAGTACAGCGGGGTCGAGAGTTCCTGCTTCAGGACGGTGTCGTTGGGGATGGCGCCGCCCTGCCCGATCCACTCCTTGATCGCCCACCACATCTCGGTGCGCTTGTTGACGAACAGGTTCGGGAATATCGCCTTGCCCCCGAACGGCACTTCGGTGACGTCGTAGCCGAGCTGGCGCAGGCGGTCGATGACGCCGGCGCCGGCGCCTGCGTCGATGAACACGGCGTCCGGGTCGCGGTCCTCAATCACGTTGGCGACGGCGGCGGCGAGGGCCATGTTGTCGATGCCCTGGTACACCATCGGGCGCTCCATGCGCAGCCCCTGGCGCAGGACGATGACCGAGCGGTCATCCCCGAACCGGGCCGGGTCGACGCCGATGACGAGCGGGAACTCAAGGACGTCGCCGTCCAGGTACTGGCGGCTAGCGGCTGCCTCGGCGTCGGACAGGCTGATGAGCTGATCGTCGCCGGCGGCGCTGAAGTCGCACAAGTACTCGCGTGCGAACGCCTGCTCGGGCATGTCGCGCTCGAGGCGTGCGACCTCCTCCTCGTCCAGCGCGTCCGTGTCGTGGACCGTATACCTCGCCGCATACCAATCGGGCAGGCTGGCGGCCTTGTAGAACAACTCGCTGAACAGGTTGATCCCGGCGGGGGTGCCAATGAACATGGCCCAGCCCTTGCGGTCGGAAAGGGCCGGCTGAAGGATGTCGTTCCAGACCTCGGGCTTGATCTGGGCGACCTCGTCGATGACGCAGCCGTCGAGGCGCACGCCGCGCAGGGCGTCCGGGTTGTCGCCGCCGAACAGGCGGATCGTGGCCTTGTTGTGCTTGAACGTGACGGCGAGGTCGGCCTCGTTTACGTCCACGGCGGCCGTGCGCAGGAACGGGTCGATCTTCTGCTTCAGGCGCGCCCAGGCGATGGCCTTGGCCTGCTTCAAGTATGGCGCCACGTACACGAAGAACCCCAGCTCGTCCTTGAACCGGACGGCCTTGTCCATGAGTTCCATGATGGCGAGTTCGGTCTTGCCGGCCCGGCGGTGCAGGGCGAGGACCGTGAACCGCTTGCGCTCGAGGTGGCAGCGGCGCTGCCATGCGCGTGGCTCGTACCCGAGCCGCACCGTCTCAGTCCGCATGCGGGACGCCGGTGATGACGTTCAGGGTCACGCCGCCCTCGTGCGCCACGGCCTGGCGGTCGCCGTATCGGGCCGGGTCCCATTTACCGAGCAATCTCAGGCGCGTATCAATCTGCAACTTCTTCCATCCCAGTTCCAATTGGTCAGTTGGCGGTTCCGTGGCGATGATTTGGCACTCATCAGCGATGGCATCAAACCCCGCCCTGCGAGCATCTTTGAAGCGTGCGGCAAATTGCTCGTCTTTCCGTAGCCACTCGTATACGGTCGTGAATGATGGGCGGTCTTTACCACCGCGACACCACCCACGCAGACTTTCGCCATTTGCGATGCAATCCAAAATCTGCGCTGCCACGGCTTCTGGAACGGCCTCTTTGGGCCGACCTACAGGTCGCCGTTCAGGCTGCTTTGAGCGTGCTCGCTTCATGCTTGAATCTTTCCTCTGCCCATCTCAACAACCTGATTCTGGCGTTGCCCTTGCTTTCTCGCAGCATTTTCGCAGCCAAAAGCAATTTGTCGGCGGCTTCTGAATTCCCAGACCGCAACGCGGTTCTGGCATAGGTGCTAAGTACGCGAATAGCGACCATCAATGGGTACTCAGGGTGTTCGTGCAGGCGTTTGGCGTTATCGCGTCGTGTTTCCAAACTGCATACTGGCTGACTTCCGCCTGGTGCCTGATTGGTCAGGGTGTCTGCATATTTGGCGATATATCGCCGTTCTGCCGCTTCCCACTCCGCTTCTTCGCACCATTCCAGCACGCGAAGTTCAATGTACGCGCCTGCCATTTTCGTGGCTCGAATCCACGCTTCCTTGTGGCGATTGATGCCACGGAAGTTCATGGCATCACGCATATGGCATTTCATCCTTGCCGCCGGGTTCTTGGATTTCCCGATGTAACGAACCACCCCGTCCGCATCGCAAAGCGCGTAAACGGCTACATTTGCAGCCGGCTCAGGCTGGCGACCCA